AGGTCTTCTGCTTCCTTCTCTTCAACAGGTGCAGGCTCTACTTCTATCACTGGCTTTGGTTCTTCTTTAGGCTTAGACTTCTTAGCCGTAGTCTTTGCTTTCTTGCTTTTAGTTTCAGCTTCCTCCGCTTTAGGCGCTTCCTTTTGCTTTTTAGTATGTTCTACGATTTCACAAGCCTTTACAATAGCATTGGATGCTTTCATGACACCCTCGGTATACGCGATACCAACTTCGTATTCTTCGGCATTAAGAGGGTCAAGTTCAATTGCTTTGTGTAATATATCTAGCGCCTTTTTACAGATATCAGCTTGAGCTTTAAATTGTTGTTTAGGCATATTATTCCTCCTCTACCATTACTGTTTTTAAATCAGTGATAATGTCATTAGTTAGTACGTCACTAGAAAAACGTTCAGTAACACCATATTTATTAAAGACAGTAATAATCTTTCCTGCACGGCCTTTGTCTTCCCCCATCCAGGCCTTCATTTCTCGGAAAAATGCTTTTTTATCAATCGGTTCAGCAGTTACATCTAATGCTGCATCCTGTTCCGGTGTTTCAATAGTAGCTGGTTCCTCGGTTACTGTTTCAGCAGGAGCAAGTTCTACAACCGATTCTGTTACCGGCTCAACTTTTTCTTCTTTTTTAATTTTTGTTGGCTTACCTTCAAAATCTGTTACAGGAACATCATCTGCAGGCGCTGTTACTTCATTTTCTAAGATTTTCACCTTACAACCTTCAGCTTCAAGTTGATGTATACCTTCTGCAATCTTTTTACTACTCTTTTCAATTGCTTTCTTGAATGTATCCTCGAGTTTACTTTCTGCTAGTTCAAGACTGGTGCCTGACGTTACTTTAACAATTGGCTTTTCCGACATACATTGGCCTTGGCATTGATGATTTAATCGTTCGTTCCAATCTGCTACTTG